CATGAAACCGACAGTACGCTGATATGTCTCTGCTCTATCATTCGACCGAATAACATCGCCATCGCTCATCGGTCCATGCTTGCCCTCGAAGTCTTTGTTCCTGGACGGAGCGGCAGGTCCAACGAAATCTATTTCTTCTGCACGTGGATCGTAGTTCCTAGGTATTATGTAGTTGTTGTTATCTCTACCAAGGTCTTCACCGTCAGGAGTTGTTCTTTGTTCTTGCTGTCTGTCGGCACGTTTAGCATTAGATTCCCTTTCCTCATCTTCCGTAGAAATGCCTGGGCGTACCCGCTGCCACAGTTTAGAGGCGGCACCTTTTATCTTAGATCCTTTACCCTGACCTCCTGCCGCATTGCCGTTTTTAAGAGAAACCTTAATACCTTGTAATATTTCATTCCGCGAATAGTCACTCTGTTCAATGGAATTTCGAGTTGCTTCCGCCTTTATTTGGTCCTCATGGATAGTTTTTCGGCCACGGTCATCACCATAATAGGCCTTCGTGTCCATTCTCCACTGCTTCATCGACATGAGTAGGCCAGTGGCGCCCTGGGTATTGTTCGTGGATTGAAGTTTGGAATCTTCTGTATTGAACTTTTGTTGGTATTTACGTCCAACAAGGTTTGCCCGGTTCTGCAAATACTGAGCGGCCTGCTCCATGGAAGCAATTTGTTGCATTACCTTCAATGACGATGAAATGCCGGTAAGGATTTCCGAATTGCTATCAATACTATTTGAAATTTTCTGTAATAATTTATTACTCAACTCAGAACTTGAATTGACGCTTGACACAGAAGAGGATAACTTTGGGGAATTGTCCGACCCAGAAGTGCTGGCAGACGTATTGCTTCGAGTCGCAACCCAGTCGCCAACCATGCCGCGATTGCCAGTTTTACCCGACCCCGTACTTCTTAATTTACTTCTCTTCTTTGCCATTGCGCATTCTCTTTTTTAAGTTAGTTATCACTGCGGTCTTTTTCTTCTTGTAAATATTGTAACAGTAATGAAATATATATCTCCCGTTCATACGGAAGCATGTGGTCTAAATCGTACAGAGAATAATTGTGATGTTGCATGAGTTGAAAGTTAGTCTTATAGTGATTTATAAGACTATCGGTTCCCTTCATGCTAAATCGAAAAAATCCTCTAACCCCTCAATAACGATATCCTGTTTGAATCCACACTTGGGACAATCAAACTTTAACACATCTCTTAATTTTGGTGTATTATCAAAAAATTTCTTAACCTTTTCAAATGAACTTTCGTCCATACTCTCAATAAATGTAAGCAATTCTTTTTTAGTGGTTTCTGATCCTTTGTAAATTGTGTCTGCATCAAAAATATAATCAATAGAGTCTACCATAACCCTAAACATCCGATCAACTTCATTTTCAATTTGGTCATGTGCAGTAGAAGTTGCAGAATCTAAATGTTTAAATTGTACGCCCACAGTTTCATTCATCATAACCTTACTGTAATCTTCTTTAGGGAAGTCTACATCAACTTTACTTAAATCCACTTCTATTTCAACATCAGTATTACACAAGTCGCCCTTGTCGTCTTTTTGTCTACAAGTATATATTGGTTTGACGATTTCTCCACGACTCTTTGCACGAATATTTAAAAATAAATATTCTAGGTCAAATTCTGGCAGAGTGCCCAATTTAATTTTGCTAAATGTACATTCCTTTATTACAGTGAGTGTACTGTTCCTAATTGCTTCATTTTGCTCTTTATCACCCATTTTACTTGAGGTTTCAAGTGCTGTCAATAAAACTCGCTCTTCCTTAACTAAGTAAGGTCTATATCTAACTTTATCACCTGTGCTAGGTAAATTCAGCGAGTATTCTGGTGTAACTAATTTTGGTAGTGCCATAATGTTTCATCCTATATTAAAAAAATTGTATATACATGTTTATACATCAGTCATGTGTGAGAGTGGTATAAAATGTCTAAAGTTCATCGTAACAGTAAATTCAGAAATAGCACCATCACCCCATGATAGTTCTACTGGGCCCATTGCTGTTGGAAAACAATCCTCCAACTGTGCTTCATAGTGCGATGATCCCACCGAATTATATGTTATGATATTCGCCGTGCCTGTGTATTCATCATAGTATCTGGGTCGCCACATTGCCGCGGTGTTGTCGGCAGTCTGCTGGGAAGTTCCATGCATCCAATTCATCCATGCCGAGAAGAAATTGCGTTCTCTCATATCTTCAGAACACAATACAGTCCAAACAGTGGGTTCGAATATTGTTTCATTTACTATTTTGTATACTGGTCCAAATCGTTTATTGTCTAGAGTGCCAACTTGCATTCCAGGCAACTGTGCTGCCTTGACTCGCATCTTGAGCATGTCAGTTGCGCCCATAGCATTGTCGTAGGTAATCCACCCACCCTCACCAGCACCGGCAGATATTGTGACCTCAAAAAGGTTGTTTTTTGAAAATCCACCCTTTGCTTGTTTTGAAAAATCATCTACGCTAAATGATGCCATTTCTATTTACTCCAAACTGATTTTGCAGAAGCGCCGGTGAATTTCTGGTAAGGCATATAAATGACATTTTCCCATTCGGATGGTCTTGCTTCCAGTAGTGATGTTTTAACGTGTCCATATAAGTATTTATGTATCATTTTGTCAGCGCCGCGAACATTTTTTATTGCATCCCAACTAATATTAAAGAATGCTTTTCTGCTGAAGTTTTCTGGATCACCTTTCTCTGTAGCATATTTAAGTATCTGCTTCAGGAATTTCTCTCTTTCGATAGGTGATATGTAATGAAAGTTGAGTCCTAAAAACCCATCTTTATGTATATCTAACACAATGATGAGAGGAAACTTATCCCAGTACGGAAGAGTCTTTTTGTGCTTTGCATCATATCCGAAGGTATACATCTTCCCTGGAGTCAATCGACTCTTTGCAGTGAATCCTCTTGCAGACTCACCAACTTTTGCTTTGAACCAAGCGGCACTCTTTTTACTTTTCTGAGACTTAGATAGTACACGTTTAGGAGTTAATGCGCGTTTAGTCAGTTCTGCACCCATTGCTTTGCGCGCCATCTGACCAGTCTTTCCGCCCGGACTAATTTTACCCCATTGCGCGCCTAACCAGCGATAGTTATTTCGGTCGCTTCCCTTGACTTCTGTTCCGATCGGTATGCTTATTTTTGCCATGGTCCTCTACTTCACTAAATGTTTTTCAGTTAATATCTTAAAATCCCATAGACGGTCTGCACAGAACTCTTTAGTTGCTTTCCATTTTGCATCATTGACTGTCCACGTCTTCATCTCTCTGAGATATCTATTCTTGCTCTTTGCAGTCTTGCCCATCTTTGGTGGTCTTGTCTGCTTGTCTGGTTTGACTTCAATCAGTGTATGTTTGATTCGCCCTTCACTATCATAGGTTTGTATTAAGAAATCCATATAATATTTATGCATCTTTTTATCAATAGGCGAGTAGTAAGGTATAATAACTTCTTCACTATTCCACTTGACAATGTGTGGATTTGTGTCACAATATACCATAAACTTCCGTTCCCAAAGTGAGCGATACTTCACTTTGTCAACTGCGCCCACATATTTGTCTCTGTTTTTTACTTTATAATTTCCGCTGTATGCCATGAAACTATTTATATAAATACTTTATATAGTTAATTAGGGGAAGAAAATGGGTTTTTGGCAGGGTGTCGGAGATGCGGCAAATGCGACAAAGACGTCCGCAGTGGACGCGTTGCAGATAAAAAATATAGCAACAGATCCGGACATCAGCAACGGCGAAAGTGCTGAAGTTAGATTTCCATCAGACTTTGGATCATATGGTGGGTTCTTCACTAAGATAACAGTGTATAAGTGGAAGGACAAACCTGGACAGGGTCCTGCTCAAGTATCTTCCACTGACCAAGTATTGCAGGGGTGTATGTGGTTGCCATATCCAGGGCAACTGACTGCTAATTATGCCGGTAATTTTGCAGAAGCAAACAGCATGCATGATATAGGTACAGGTGACATAAAAGAAAAACTTGCGCAGGGTGGATTGGATTGGGCCCGACAAAAGGCCAATAACCTAGATTTCACTATTGCAGATGTTGGAGTGAATATGGGCACTGACTCTGCTAAGATGGCATCACAAAAGGTAATTAATAATAAAGTCGGCGCAGTATATCATGGCCAGCAGATTCGAAATCACAACTTTACTTGGAAATTGATG